GGCGCAGTTCAATCCTCAGTCTGAGATTTCCGATCAGTGGCTCGAGGGTGTGATCGCGGATAAGGTCGCTGGTTTCGTCGCCTTCCGTAACACGAAGATGCCGACTCACACGATCGGCGGCAGTACCGCTACCGCGACTCCGACTGTCTCTGGCGCGGGTCAGGGCAACAGCGGCTCTGGTAACACGTTCGTCAACACGACCACGCTGGTTACATCCGGCTGGGCGAGTGGCGCTACGACTCTGAATGCAGGCGATGTCCTGAGCATCAGTGGCGTGAATGACGTGGATCCGGAATCGAAGTTGTCTCTGGGTCGCCTCAAGCAGTTCGTCGTGCAGACGACTGTAAGCGATACGACTGGCAACATCTCGGTTGTTATCGCTCCGGCGATCATAACCGGCGGCGCTTACCAGAACGTGGATAGCATCCCGGCAGCGGCCGCGGCTATCTACCTGTACGGTCAGTCGGCTGGGGGCTACGGCACTTGCACCGGCTTGCTGACGAAGCAGTCGCTGATGTGGTACCGTGACTCTGTGGTGTTTGCGAATCCTCCGATGCTCGATCTGTCGCCGCTCGTCAAGATGACGGCCGCAGAGAGCTTCGAAGGCTACAACATCCGGTTCGCGCAGCAGTGGGATCCGAGCAACGATCTGTTGCCGGCTCGCTTGGACTTCATCTACGGATTTGTCCTCGCGTATCCCGAACTGGCCGTGCGCCTCGTCGAAATCCCGGCCTAAGCCGTAACTGAGTGATGCCGGCCTCCGGGCCGGCTAACCTCTCTCAAGAAAGGAAAACAGAAATGAGTGGAACGCAATTAGGCTACGGCGTGAACGATGCGGTCGGCGATGCGATGTTGTATGTCGTACCTCTGACCGGCTTCGCGATCACGATGACGAGCCGTCAACTTCTCTTAAATCCGGCCGGCACTCTTGCCTCCGGTACGGTGACTTTGCCGTTGAATCCTCCGGACGGCTGCGTCGCGGAAATTACCACGACCCAGCAGCTCACGTCGTTCACTGTCAGCGCGAATACCGGCGACTCGCTCGCCTATGGCGTGCTGGTGGCGGTGACGGAAATCATCCCGACGAGCTCGGCGACAGCCGGCATCGCAACCGGGACGATCAAGTACAAGTATACGTTGGCTGGATATCAGTCCACCCCGACCGCTGCCGCGGTAAATGCACGTACTTGGATTCGCGTTCAGTAATCGGACCCTAAGAGCCGAGCTGAAAAGAGCAGCCATTCCAAAAGAGCTGCAAGGGCTATCGTCTCCGGCCCTCACCCTGGAGACACTGGCGCGAAAGCGGGCGCATTACAAAGCTTGACAGCCTGGAGAGACAGGCCCCGATTTTTATCTTCTGTGAGGGAAGAATGTCAAAACCAAAAGCGCACATTATTACGGCGACGCCGACTCTGACCGGAGCCGTGGATTGTGAGTATGCCGCCTCGCTAGCGGTAGCTGCATCGCACTGTTTGATGAAAGGGTTTTTCGTAGACCCGCGCATGGCCCCCGGATTCTCGCTAGTAGAGTATGCACGGAATTGGCTGGTGGCGGAATTTCTATCGGTAAAAGAAGCCACGCATTTTTTTTGGATCGATGCGGATTTGTACTTCCCGCCGAACGCTATATATCGCCTCGTGGCGCGCGATCTCCCGGTAGTTGCCGGCGTGTATACGACGAAGCATCCAACCGCGCCCGTATATCCGTACACTGCGCTCGGCCCTCCGGAGAACGGTTTGCAGTTAGCCGAACGCGTACCGGGCGGCTTCCTTTGCATGCAGCGCGCCGCGGTTGAGAAAGCGATCGAAGATTGCGACTGGCATGTCATTGAGCATCAGGGCGTAAGTCGTAATTCGCCGCGCTTCTTTGACTTGAAGATGAAAGATGGCAGGCTTGTCGGCGAGGACTATATCGCCTGCGCGCGTCTACACGCGGCCGGCTTTCCGATATACGTCGAGACCGACATCGACTTCAAACACTTCGGGCGCTTCGCGTGGCCGGCTAATCTCGCGAAAGATTTGGCTTCGGAAGCTGAGAGTGGTTTCGTCGGACAGGGAACCACGGCAGCCTGGGAAAAGAACAAGAAAGTAATGGAGTCGTAATGCCTCAGACCAATCTGCAGATTCTGACGTTCGCGTTTCAAAAGGCCGGCATCGTTGACGAAACGCGCGCCCCGAGCCCGACGCAGGCTGCAAACGGTCTAGTGATCATGAACGATTACCTGCTAACGCAGGCTCGTGACGGCATGCGCTTGGGATACTATCCGCAGACGAATCTCGCCAACAACGTCCCGCTACAGGATTCCGATATCGGTGACGTGAAATGGATGATGGCACAGCAGCTCGCTATGGCCTATGGCGCCACGATCAAGGATCAAGCGTCGATCGACGAGATAGAAAAAGCGACGCGTCGTCTGACGAAGCGCACACAGCGGTATTTCGAGAGCGATCTTGGCGAGCTGTCGCGCGCTCAGGGCGGCCCGTGGGGTGGGCCGAATTGGGGCTAAGACGTGACTACGCAAGTCGCGCTTCCAACCGGTTCGTACGTAAACCGCGACCCGCGCTCGAGCTGCAAGCGGCTTGTCGGCTGCTTTAGCGAGATTCAGCCGCAGACAGCGCCGCCTGATAGTAAGTCGGAAGTGCCGCCGATCTCGATACGGCGCGCGTTTGGCATAACCCCATTCGCGTCCGTGCCCGTGGTTCCAGAACCGGTCCTGCTAGCGCCCTTAAACGGGCCGCAGTTATCTACCGCTGTTCTGGATGTAACAGGCAACAGTACGTTTGGCGCTGCTCTGAATGGCACTGCCATTCTTACTACGGCGTCCCTTTTCGGCGGCTCTAGCCTGTTCATGCCGAACACGAGCGCGGTCGGCGTGGAGTTTGGCGCTGTCGCGCCGCTTGCTGCGGGTAATCCGCTTCAGGCTCTTGTCACGAATGGCGACTTTACGATCGAAGGCTGGTTCATGATCCCGACTCTTAGCTTCGGGAATTTCATTCTGTTTGATTACGGCGGCTCGGCATACGGTGATCAGCGCGGGTTTTACGGCGTGATAAACCCCGCGCCTAGCGGCACGCAGACCGTTAACATTTACGCTACATCGACTGGCTGGGGGGCTATTTCCGCGACGCTACCCGCGGGCGCGATTCAGGCCGGCTTGTGGTACGCTTTCGCTGTGGTTAGGGCTGGTACTACCGCTCGCCTCTTCATTAACGGTGTCCCGGTCGGAAACACTGCTACCGGTTGGGCCCTGACGACCAACCCGCCAATCGCGTTTACGATCGGTGGTTCGAACGAGATAAACGAGGCATCAGCCCCTGGGTACCTTCAGGATATTCGCGTAACGCAGTCCGCGCTATACAGCGCCGCGTATACGCCCGCCGGCCCGTTTCCAGTACCGATCAGCACAGCGCTCCCCGTGCGCGGCATTCATACAATGGCGGGCGTTACTTACGCGGTTATCGGGCCGAATCTTTATACGGTCAGTAGCGCTGGCGTTCTTACCTTCGTTGCCTCCGGAATTTTTGGAAACAGTTTCGTTCGGATCGCCGATAACTCAGCGTGCATGGTTATCTTGATTCCGGGAACGTCGATCGCGTATACGTACTCGCTCGGCGGCGGCTTCCAGCCTTTAATCAATCCCGGATTCACGCAGTACGGCGCGCTTGATGTTGGTTTCTGCGACAGCTTTATTGTGTTCCTGGCGCTCAACGGCCGTGAGTTTTTCAACGACGACGGCCAAGAAGTTAGCGGCCAAGGGCAGATTACATTTACGACCGGCTCGGTGTTCCCGCGCGAATCTGGTACCGATCTTTTCGTCGGAATGGGAATCGACCATAGAGAAGTTGTGCTGTTCGGTATCCTGACGACTGAAGGATACTTGAATGCCGGCAATGCGGTCGGTAGTCCGTTCTCCTCGGCCCCAGACTCGTTTATGGAAATCGGCGTGCATCCGCTTGGCGCGTACTGCATAGCGAAGCAAGATCAGGCTTTGTTCTTTCTCGCGAATGATTTAACGATCCGGCGCCGGAAT